ATGAAGTTTATTTGTGTCGTTCTTATATCAATTGCGGTCACATGTGTAAGTGGTTGCGTAAGCCAAAATTATTTTGGCGCAACTGTTAACAAGAATCAAGGAGATATCGCTGTCTATAGGCCCATAAACAGTAAATATGAGAAGGATCTCAACGCATTTGGGGAGAATTGTACTAAAGCTTTTCTTGAGGGTAACACAGAAAAATTAATGACATTATCATCTGGCGAAATGAGAAAGCTCATCAAACCAGATGAACTCAAAACTTCAATACTTAGCCTAAAAAATAAATATGGACTGCAAAATAATTATGCTATTCAGAAGCTACATGGAATGTCTTTTTGGCTTGATGAGTGGAATTTTAAGAATCAATACGAACTATATGAAATATTCATCAGCAGGTATTTAATATCAGGAAACCAAAAGACCTATCTTGTTTTATTTGTGACTCGAAGAGAAAACGACGAGCTTCGCCTTTGGGGTATTGAGTTGATAAATGATCAAGATCAAAAGGATATTTAACTGAAAGCACACAACATCAGCAAGTGGTTCTCACCGGTTTTTAGATAGCAGGGAAATTTCAAAGACAGGATACCCAGTCCACAAGGCGGCCAATCGGCCGCCTTTCTTGTTTCCCGAAACCTGATGTAAATAAAAAATTCGACTCTCACCCATCCCATGCACTTTTGGGGAAAGACACCGGGGTTGCGGCATGGACGCAATCCCGTTTTTTTGTTTTGATGGCCCTACGAAACACACCACGTCACGGGAGGCCGAATATGTGTGGAGGAGGAGCGCCCAGCGCGCCGGCGGTGACCCCGGCGCCGGAAGAGCAGGATGCCGGGGTGGTGGCGGCCAGGGATGCGGAACGCCTGCGCCGGAGGCAGGCGGCCAGCAACACGATCCTGACCGGAGCGCAGGGGGTGACCGCACCGGCGCCCACGGTCGGCAAGACCTTGTTGGGGCAGTAAACGTAAAAGTCAGAGAGAAAATCAACATCCGCCACAGAGACACGGAGACACTGAGAAAGGCGAAAGACTTGTTGGGGTAAAACCATAATCAAGAATCGTCGTTGTTTTTTGTATGCCTTGTTTCTGGTTTCCTCTGTGTCTCCGTGTCTCTGTGGCAGATTAGTCTTTTTGTTAGTAAGCACCGTCGCGACGACAGGAGCGCATTTCCATGGCTGAAGAATCGGTACGCGAGCAGGTCTCCAGGCGGCTTAATGAGCTGAAACAGGAGCGGAGTTCCTTTATCCCCCATTGGCGGGAGCTCACTGATTTCCTCTCCCCCCGCACCGGCCGCTATCTGGTCATCGACCGCAACAAAGGGGTCAAGGCCAACGACAAGATCATCAATTCCTGCGCCACCACGGCCCTGCGCACCCTCAAGTCCGGCATGCACGCCGGCATGACCTCCCAGGCCCGCCCCTGGTTCCGCCTGACCACGGACGACGTGGACATGATGGCTTCCAGCGCGGTCAAGCAGTGGCTCTTCGACGTGGAGAACAAGATGCGCATCGTGTTCTCCCGTTCCAACTTCTACAACGTCATGCCCCAGATCTACGGCGCGGCGGCGGGCCACGGCACGGCGGCCCTGGCGATCCTGGAGGACGACGAGACCGTGATCCGCTGCTACCCCTTCCCGGTGGGGTCGTTCATGATCGCCCTCTCCGGCAAACTCCGCTGCGACACTCTGTACCGCGAATTTCCCATGACCGTGCGCCAAGTGGTGCAGCAGTTCGGCCACGACCATGTCTCCAGCACCATCAAAACCCTGTGGGACCGGGGCTCCTACGAGCAGCCGGTGGAGGTCGTCCACGCCATCGAGCCGAACCAGGGGCGCGACTGCGCCAGGATGAACGCCAAGGACAAGCCGTTCCGCTCCATCTACTACGAGGCCGGGGGGAGCGACGACCGGCTGCTGCGGGAGTCGGGCTTCGACGAGTTCCCGGTCATGGCCCCCCGCTGGGACGTGGAGGGGGACGACGTGTACGGCTATTCCCCCGGCATGGACGCCCTGGGGCTGGTGAAGGGGCTGCAATTCTGCGAGAAGCGCAAGGCCGAGGCGCTGGACAAGCTGGTGCGCCCCCCCATGCTGGCCGATGCGTCGTTGCGCACCCAGCGCACCTCCATCCTGCCGGGGGACGTGACCTATATCGACAACCTGGGGGCTCAGCAGCACGCGGGGCTCCGCCCGGCCTACCAGTTCAACCCCAACATCGGCGAGATCCGCGCCGACATCGAAGCCATCAAGCGGGAGATCCGCACGATCTTCTTCGAGGACCTGATGCAGATGTTCGCCCTGTCCGATGCCTCCAACGTGACGGCCCGGGAGGTGGAGGAGCGCCACCAGGAGAAGCTGCTGGTGCTCGGCCCGACCATGGAGCGCTTCGGCGAGGAGTTGTACGACCCGGCCATCGACCGGACCTTCGCCATCATGCTGCGCCGGGGGATGATCCCCACACCGCCCCGGGAGTTGCAGGGGCAGGCGTTGAAGATCGAGTACATCAGCGTCATGGCCCAGGCCCAGAAGCTGATCGGCACGGCCAACATGGAGCGGGTGGCGGGGTACATCGGCAACCTGGCCCGGATGGATGCGGGCGCCGTGGACAAGCTGAACATCGACGCGGCCATCGACGAGTACGCCAGCATGCACGGGGTGCCGCCCAACGTGATCAATTCCGCCGACGCGGTGAAGGGGCTGCGGACCCAGAAGGCCAAGGCCCAGCAGGCGCAGCAGATGGCGGCGGCCGCCCCGGCCATGGCGGATGCGGCGCAGGCGGCCAAGACCCTGAGCGAGACCGGCGTGGGCGATACCAACGGCTCGCCCGGTTTTACGGCATCGCCCCTACCACATGCAAGGAAACGGCAATGGCACAGCCAAAGGGCAGGAAACAGGAACTCCTGGACCTGGACAGCCTCATGTCCATCCCGGCCGGGCGGCGCTTTCTCTGGCGGCTCCTCACCCAAAGCGGGGTGTTCCGGTCGTCGTTCTCCACCGATCCGTTGGTGATGGCCATGAACGAAGGTCAGCGCAATGTGGGGCTTAGGGTGGTGGGGGCAATCATGGCCGCCTGCCCGGAGAAGTACATCGACATGATGCGCCTTGGCAAGGGGCCTGGAGATCAGGAGGATGAAGATGCTCGACACATGGCTTAGAAGGATTGCGCTGTCCCCGCTGTTCCTGCTCATGGGGGCGGCAGGGGAGGCCGGGGCCGCAGGGGCGGGAGACGCCCCGCCCGAAGGCGCGCCCGCTCCCGGAGCGGGAGCCGCTGCGGAGGAGGCTGCCCCGGAAGGGCACGAGGCCGACGATACGGCAGGGGAGCGGGAACCTGCCCCCGGCGCGGATGCGGCGGGAGCGCCGGAGGAGTACGGGGAGTTCACCATCCCGGCGGAGGCCCAGGAGATGGAGTTGGTGGCCGAGGCGCTGGAGGCCTTCAAGCCGGTCGCCCAAGAGATGGGGCTGCCCCAGGAAAAGGCGCAGCTCCTCTTCGACCGGCTCCTCACCCAGGTCCATCCCCGCATGGAGGCGCGGCGCCTGGAAGCCTGGAACGGCATCGTCACGGGATGGGCCGATGCGGCCCGGGCGGACCGGGAGATCGGCGGCGAACGGTTCGCCCACAACGTGGAGGTGGCCCAGCGGGCGCTCAACACCTTCGGCACCCCCGAGCTCACGGCGGCCCTCAACCGGTTCGGCCTGGGCAATCACCCGGAACTGATCCGCCTCATGGTCCGCATGGGGAACGCCATGCGCGAGGACAGCATCGTCCTCCCCGGCAGCCGTCCCGGCGGCGGCAAACGGAGCGTGGCCGACCGGCTGTACGGCGGCGGGGAATGACCGCAGCTCGAAAATGCCGGGGCGACCCTGCGGGGGGAAATCATGGGACCCTATCGTTCCCATAACTCCCGGAAAATAGCCAGTATTGCAACCAGTCAGCACCGCCATTCCCTGAAATGAAAGGAGAGCATCACCATGGCAGTTATCGGCAACAAGGGGGCAACCCTCATCGATGTGGCCAACAGCCTCGATCCCGACGGCAAGGTGGCCGCCGTCGCGGAACTGCTCAACCAGACCAACTCCATCCTGGAGGACATGCCCTTCAAGGAATCCAACCTGGAAACCGGGCACCGCTCCGTGATCCGCACCGGCCTCCCCTCGGCCACCTGGCGCAAGCTGTACGAAGGGGTCCAGCCGTCCAAATCCACCCGCACCCCGGTGGTTGACACCTGCGGCATGCTGGAGGCCCGGAACCACGTGGACAAGGACGTGGCCGAGCTGAACGGCAACACCGCCGCCTTCCGCCTCTCCGAAGGGGTGGCCGAGGTGGAGGCCATGAACCAGACCATGGCCCAGACCCTGTTCTACGGCGATTCGTCCCTGAACCCGGAGCGCTTCAACGGCCTTACCCCCCGCTACAACACCCTCTCCACCGCCGTGCCGGTCTCCCAGAACGTCATCAGCGGCGGCGGCACCGGCTCCGACAACACCTCCATCTGGCTCGTGGTGTGGGGCGAGAACTCCGTCTTCGGCATCTACCCCAAGGGGAGCAAGGCCGGGTTGCAGCACGACGACCTGGGTCTCCAGGACGTGACCGACGCCAACGGCGGCTTCTACCGGGCCTACAAGGACTGGTGGCAGTGGAAGAACGGCCTGGTGGTCAAGGATTGGCGCTATGCCGTGCGCATCTGCAACGTGGACGTCAGTAACCTGGTCACCGAGACCTCGGCCGCCGACGTGATCAAGCTGATGATCAAGGCGATCCACCGCATCCCGTTTTTGACCATGGGGAGGCCGGTGTTCTACGCCAACCGCACCGTGCGGGAGATGCTGGACATCCAGGCCCTGGCCAAGTCGTCCAACGTCCTGGCCATCCGGGAGGCGGCGGAGCAGTTCAAGACCACCTTCATGGGCATCCCCATCAAGACCTGCGACCAGTTGTCCCTGACCGAGACGGCGGTGGCATAAAACCCGTGAATTGTGAAACGTGAATCGTGAATAAAGGCGATTCCAAGATTTCACCATTCACGATTCACCGTTCACCATTCACGGTTTTAGAAAGGAGCTTCACATGATTCTCGACAAGACCCTTGAACTCAGCCTGGCCCAGGCCGTTACGACCACGGCCCTGTCTGCCAATGTGATCGACATCGCAACGGCCCGCAACATCGGCGCCGGGGAAGACCTGTTCCTCTACATCCGGGTCGGCGCCGCGGCTCAGGCTGCCGGGGCCGCCACGGTCAACTTCCAGCTGCAGACCGACAGCAGCTCCGCCATGGGCACGGCCGTCACGGTGCTGGATTCCGGCGCCATCCCCAAGGCTTCCCTGGGAGGGAACAGCGCCCTGAAGTTCAAACTCCCCTCGGCGGCCTTCAAGCAGTACCTGGCCCTGAACTACCTGGTCGCCACCGGGCCGCTCACCGCCGGGGACTTCTCGGCCTGGATCTGTTCGGATGCGCCGGACAATACCACCTACGCAAGCGGCTTTGTGGTCGGCTAGTAAAAAAGTTACCTCCACCCTTGCGGGGGAGGGCTAGGGTGGGGGGGAGGTTGCCATGGCATGAGCATGTGGCAGCTTCACCCACCCCCTGACCCCCTCCCGTCAAGGGAGGGGGGATCTTCCACGGAGGCCCCCATGCACGACATACAGCTCAACACGGCCACCAGCATCATGGTGCGCATGATCGATGCCATCGACCATGTCTCCGGGAAAACCGGCCTGACCCTGACGGTCGCGGTCTCCAAGAACGGCGGCGGTTTTGTTGCCACCTCCCCGGTGGTCACGGAGCGGGGCCTGGGCTGGTACAACATCGACCTGGCGGCGTCCGACTGCGACACCCTGGGGGAACTGGTGGTCATGGCCCAGGCCCTTGGCGCCGATCCGGGCATCAACTGCCTGTACGTGGTGGAATACCTGTCGGCGAGCATCTCCGAGGTGGCGATCTGCAACATGGCCCTGGCGCGCTGCGGGGTGACCCTGTTTATCGAGTCCGTGGGGGAGGCGAGCCAGCAGGCGAACGTCTGCAACCTCTTCTACGTGCCGGTGCGGGACCGGGTGCTCCAGGCCTGGCCCTGGCCCTTTGCCCGCAGGTACGCGCGGCTTCAGGAGCTGGGGTCGCCCCCCTCCTGCTGGCGGTACCGCTACCACTACCCCTCCGACTGCCTGAAGGTGCGGCGGCTCGTGCCGGACGGGGAGCGGGGGCGGGGCGCGGGCGCGCCGGTCCCCTTCGAGATCGGGGAGGCGGAGGCGAGCGCCGCCAGGGCCATCCTCACCGACCTGGAACTGGCCGAGGCCGAATACACCGCCCGGATCACCGACGTCGCCCTGTTCCCCGCATCCTTCACCTCGGCCCTGGCGTGGGCCCTGGCGGCGGAGATCGCCATCCCCCTGACCACGGACATGAACCGGGCGCAGCTGGCCCAGAGGATGTACGCCCAGGCCCTGCTGGAGGCGGGGGCCGACGCCCTGAACGAGGAACGGACCGGCGACGGGCCGGAGAGCGATTTCATCAGGGCGAGAAGGTAGAAACCGTGAAGTGTGAATCGCAAAACGTGAATAGTGAATGGTGAATCGTGAATAAAGGCGATTCCAAGGTTTCACCATTCACTATTCACCATTCACGTCTTTAAGGTTCCACCATTCACGCCTCTAAGGAGCTAAGCATGGGCACGGGCATCCCCCAAACCGCATTCACCGCCGGAGAACTGGCGCCGTCCCTGTACGGGCGCGTGGACCTGGCCCGCTACCTGACCGGGCTCAAGACCTGCCGCAATTTCATGGTCATGCAGTACGGCGGGGTGGCCAACCGCCCCGGCACCCGCATGCTGGGCGAGGTCAGGGACAGCTCCACGCGCTCCCGGCTCATCCCCTTCCAGTTCTCAGCTGCGCAGAGTTACGCCCTGGAGTTCGGCGACCACTCCCTGCGCGTGTTCATGGGGGACACGGGGGCACAGGTCGTTTTCCCTGCGGGCCATCTCCAGGCCGGCCAGCCGTATGAGATCGTCACCCCCTGGGGAACGGACGATCTCCCGCTGCTCAAATACACCCAATCCGCCGACGTCATGACCCTGTGCCACCCGAATTACCGGCAACGGCAGCTGTCCCGGCTCGGCCATGCGGATTGGCGCCTGGACGAGTTCGTCAACGTCAACGGGCCGTTCCGGGACCTCAATAGCGACGAAAGCGTCACCATAACCGCCTCCGGCACGAACGGCGCCATTACGCTCACGGCGTCGTCGGACCTCTTCACCGCGTCCCACGCCGGGCAGATGATGTACCTCGAGCAGTCCCCCGACAACTCGACCAGGAAGTGGGAGGTGCAGAAGGCCATTGCCATCAACGATATCAGGAGGGCGGGGGCCAACTACTACAAGGCGCTGACCGGGGGGACCACCGGCACGGTGAGGCCGTCCGCCACCGAGGGGACCGAGTGCGACGGCGACCCGGGGGTCAACTGGCTCTATCTCCATTCCGGGTTCGGCATCGTCAGGATCGATGCGGTGACGAGCGCCCGGAGCGCCGGGGCCACGGTGGTGAAGACGCTCCCCGCGAATGTCATGGCCGACACCGGGGCGGTCGGCATCACGAATATCGTGCTGTCGCCCTATATCGGGGACAAAGTCGCTCCGGCATTCTGGGTCCAGTGCTCCCGGGCCCACGGCTTCCCCAACCGGGCCTCGGTCACCATCACCGGGGTGGAGGGCATACCGGAGGCGAACGGCACCTTCGCCATCGTCCCCGCCGACCAGGCCAACGTTTTCGTCATTCCCGACATGACGACCGGCGGGTCCTATACCGGCGGGGGGACCGCCAATCTTTCGACCGCTCCCACCCCCTCCTACAAGTGGGCCTTCGAGGCCTGGAACCGGGACGACGGTTACCCGGGAGCGGCCGCCTACTACCAGCAGCGCCAGATCTTCGCGGGGAGCGGGGGCCAGCCCCAGACCCTCTGGGGGAGCCGGACCCAGGGGTACCGGGACTTCGGCGCCGGGGTCCCGATCCTGGACGACGACGCGTTCACCTTCACCATCGCCAGCCGCCAGGTCAACGAGATCCGCCACATCGTCGAGCTGACCGAGCTGTTGCTCATGACCTCGGACGGGGTCTGGACCCTCAAGGGATCACAGGACGGGGTGCTGACCCCGGCCAGCGCCAACACCAAGCGCCAGGGGGCCTACGGCTCCGCACACGTTCCCCCGGTCGCCATCGGTTCCAGCGCCCTGTACGTGCAGGCGGGCGGCTCCCAGGTCCGGGGGATCGGCTATTCCTTCCAGGACGACGCCTACATCGGCAAGGACCTGACCGTCATGTCGGCCCACCTCTTCCGGGGGAAGGAGATCGTGGCGTGGGCCTATCAATGCCTCCCCTGCTCCTGCGTCTGGGCCGTGCAGGACGACGGCTCGCTCATCGGCTTCACCTACCTACAGGAGCAGGAGATCGCCGGGTGGCACCGCCACGACTCCGTCAACGGCTCTTTCGAGTCGGTGTGCAGCGTGAGCGGCGGCAGGGAGGATTCCGTGTTCTTCATCGTCAGGCGCGTCATCGGCGGGGTGGTGAAGCGCTACGTGGAGAAGCTGGAAACGCGCTCGTTCGCCAGCATCAGGGACGCCTTTTTCGTGGATTCCGGCCTGACCTACGACGGCCGGAACCGGTCCGCAACCACCATGACCATCTCGGGCGGGGTAGGGTGGGACGAAACGGAAAGCCTGTCGCTCACCGCATCGACGGCGTTCTTTACCGCCGAAGACGTGGGTGACAAGGTGTCCTTCACCCATGACGGCACGGTCTGCAAGCTGACGATCACGGCCTTCACCAGCCCCTCCCTGGTGTCGGTAGCGCCGGACCGGGCCATCCCGGCCCCGTTCCGCGCCACCCCCTTCACGGCGTGGTCCCTGGAGCGCAACGTGTTCGCCGGGCTCGGGCACCTGGAGGGGCAGACGGTCGCCATCCTGGCGGACGGCAACGTGCACGCCCCGCGGACGGTCCGCATGGGCTCGGTCACCCTGGACTACCACGCCGCGGTGGTGCACGCGGGGCTCCCCATCACCGCCGAGGTCGGCACCCTCAACCTTACGGTGCCGGGGCAGAACATCCTGGACAGCAAGAAGCTCATCACCAAGGTCACCCTGGTCTGCGAGGCCTCGCGCGGGATCATGGTCGGCCCGGATGCGGCCCACCTGCGGGAGCACAAGGGCACGGTCCCCCTGGACGGCGGGGCCGCCCCCGCGGTCACCGGCACCTTCGAGGTGCTGATCCCGGGGGCCTGGGACAAGAACGGCGCCATCACGGTGCGCCAGGCCGACCCGCTCCCCCTGGCCATCCTGGCCCTGATCCCGGACGTGGCCCTGGGGGGGAACTGATGAATATACCGACTGAGGTTTGGGAAATCGTCAAGATCTGTCTGAGCGTGGGCGGGGCGTATGTACTGGTCAAAATAGACAGAAACCAGTCGGAACTGTTTTCGAGACTGCGGGAGATTGAGACGAGTTTTGCCAAATTGCAGGGAAAGTGCGATGCGACGCATGCCAAAAGCAAAGACTGAAATAGTTCCGGCCGGGGCCTGCCATATCCCGGCCATCGCGGAGCATGTGCGTGCGGCGGACCGGGCCGAGCTGTGGGCCGCGGCCCGCCTGACCCCGGCCGAGGGCATGGCCCGCGCCCTGGAACGTTCCACCATGGCCTGGACCGGGTTGATGGCGGACCGGCCGGTTTGCATGTTCGGGGTGGTGCCCTCGTCCATCCTGGGCAACGTGGGGCGCCCCTGGATGGTGGGCACGCGCCACCTGGACGAGCACCCCTTCGTGTTCCTGCGGCGCTGCCAGGGTGGCGTCACAACGATGCGGGAACGCTTCGACCGGCTGGAAAACCGGGTGGACGCGCGCAATGAACGGGCCATCCGCTGGCTTGCGTGGTTGGGGTTCGAGATCGGTCCGGCGCCGGAGAAGCTCGGGCCGTTCGGGCTGCTATTCTTTCGTTTCGGAATGGGAGGGGTGCGATGATACGACCGGCAACGACCGAGGATATCCCCGCCATGGCGGCGTTGGGCAGGATCTTCCACGCCTCCACGCGCCTGGCGGAACTGGCCCCCTACGACGAAGGCAGCGTGGCCGATCTGCTGAGCGGGATGGTCCGTGACGGGGCGCGGTCCGTGGTCCTGGTCATGGAGCGCGGGGGCGCGGTCGTCGGCGGTATCTGCGGCGTGGTGGTCCCGGCCTACTGGAACTGGTCCGTCCTGATGGGGCAGCAACTCGCCTGGTTCGTCCATGCGGAGCACCGGGGCGGTCGGTCGCTCCGGCTCTTGGCCGCATTCGAACAGGAGTGCGTCGCACGGGGGGCGGCGGTCATTGCGTCCGGCGCCAAGAAGGACGTCGCTTACGGGGGAATGGATGCGCTGTTGACGCGCCGGGGATATTTCGAGCTTGAAAGCATGTACCTGAAGGGGGTTTGAGATGCCAGCAGTCCCAATCATATCGGCGGTAATGGCCGTTGCAGGTGCCGGGGTAAGCGCGTATTCCGCCGTTGCCGCGGGCGAGAACGCCAGGGAAACGGCGGATTACAACGCCAAGGTGGCCGAGAACGCGGCCCGGGATGCCAATGAGCGGGGGGCCATCGCCGCGGCCGAGCAGCGCGCCAGGACGCGCCAGATGACCGCCCGCCAGAATGCGGTCATGTCGTCCGGCGGGCTGGACGCCTCCACCGGCACCCCCCTGGAGATCCAGACGGAGACGGCGGGCACGGGCGAGCTGGATGCCCTCAGGATCGTCAACAACGCCCAGCGCCAGGCGGCCGGCCTGAATGCCCAGGCCGATCTGGACCGGTTCAAGGGAAACGCCGCCCGAACCGCCGGGTATTTCGGCGCGGCCGGGAGCATCCTGGGCGGATTGGGGAGCGCGGCCTATTACGGGTCGAAGATGAAGTAGCATCTGAATCCGTGACGCCGGAACGGCTCCTCTCGCTTGCATGCCTCTGTCCCGGCATGGCCGGCAGCGTCACCTCCGTTGCGGAGTGCGGGCGGCTACGTTGGGATGGACTTCATGGGCGGCGATGGACTCCGGCATGTCGCTCGCTCCGCCGTTCCGGCATCACGGATTCAGACAGTTGTGCATCAACCCTGAGCAGGAAAGGAACGGAAACCATGAACGACACCGACCTTGCGGAACGCCTCTACGGAGGTGCCGCGCCGACGGTCCCGGATGAAGGGGCCGCCTCGCTTCTCGGCGGCGTACCAGGGGAAGCCGCGCCTGCCGCGTCAAAGCCGCACGAGGCGGACACCGCCGGCCGGGGCGGCGGAGCGGACCGGACCAGCGTCCTCTTCCCCGAGGGGGGCGACGTGCCGGACAGTTTCGAGCCGATCGTCGCCCCGGCCCTGGAGCCCTTGGCGCGGGAGGCCCGGCTGAACGGTGACCTGGCCGGCGCCCGGGAGATCGACAGCGCCATGCAGACGTTGGGGACCGTCTTCAGCGAGTACTCCGTGGGGCGTCAGCATGCCGCCGAGGTCATGGCCGAGGCGGGGAGCTTTCTGGGCAACCAAAAGTCGGACGACGCGATTCTCCGGGAACGGTCGAACACGGAGAGTGCCCTCCGGCGGAAGTACGGGGCCGATTACGCCGGGAACATCGCCGGGGCGCAGCGGGTGGTGGCCGAGATGGGGGCGCGGGTGCCCAACCTGATCGCCGTCCTGGGCCGCAGCGGGCTGGGCAACTCCCAAAAGGCCGTGGAAGCGGCCGTGGCGGCGGCCCGGCGCAGGGGATACCTGCCATGATCTCCCACCCCGAGGCCGCCCGCTGCTTCCCCTTTACCGCCGTGGCGCCGGAAGACGCGCCGCTCTCCGCCATCCGCTGCCATCCCTGGCCGGAGGTGCGGCATGACTGTGACTATGACCCCTTCGGCGAGGGAAAACGAGCTTCCGTGCCGTGCGCAGCAGCGGAGACAAGGAGGGAAACCTGATGAACGTGCCGAGATACGACACCCCCACGGTCCCGGTTGGGCCGGTGGCCACTCCCCAGGCAACGCCGGTGGGGGGCGAGGCGTTCGGCTCCGGTCTGGCCAGGGGGATGGAGGCGCTTTCCCGGTCGGCAGCGGATATGGCCGATGACATGCGGCGCACGGTGGACCAGAATTTTAAGATCGACGCCCTGTCGGATCTGCTGGAAACGAAAAAAGAGCTGTTGACGGGAGCGGACGGGGCTCTCAAGACCCAGGGCACCGATGCCCGTGCGGTGGAGCTGGATGACGGCACCAGCGTGCCGCTGGTTGATCATGTTGTCGGCCTCTACCGGGCAAAGAAGGACGAGTGGCTGGAAAAGGCGGCGACGGAGGGGCAGAAACAGATGGTCAGCCAGTTGTTCGTCGAGCATCTGCCCGACCTGGAACTCCAGGTCATGAACCATTCCGCAGCCCAGGAAACCCTGGCGGCCGACCGGAAGATGGAAGCGTTCACGGCCCGCCAATACGGGCTCGTGGCGGATACCCCCACCATGGATTCCATCAGGGCGGCCGCGCAGAACATGGCCCAGGCGCTCGCCACCTATCCGAAATATCAGGGCATGGAAGAGGCGGTGCGCAAGGAATACGACAAGAAGGTGGTGTCCCAACTCCACGCCACCGCCATCAGGTCATTGCTGACGCAAGCCGGGACCGCCGGTAATTCGGCGGTCGAGGATGGCAAGCTGGCTGCGGCCGTGGGCATCTTTGATGCGTATTACGATGTGCTGAACGAGCGGGAACGGGAAGAACTGGCCCCCCGGATAGCCTTGGCCGACAACTCCATACAGGCCGGCAGCATTGCGCGGAAGGTCTGGGCGGCATACGCGCCGAAATCCCCCAATGACCCCTTCGATACGGCGGACGCGAACGCCCGGATCGACGGTTTCACGTTGAGCAACGAAGCCACCCTGCTGGCAAAGGCGAAGGTCGCCCAACTGTTTCAGGATTACCGAGCCCAGATCGAACAGAGGACGCAGGCGGCGGCCAATGCGGTCAACGGCCTGATCCTGGATGGCGGGACCTACTCCCAGGTGTACCACAAGGCGCTGGAACAGCGGGGTTCCATCCCGGATTCCGCGGTCGAGAACATGGTGAGGTACGCAGGGCTGTACTTCAAGGACGGCGCCGGGAAGCCGCAGGCGGCCTTGAGCGATGACGCCGCCACCCTGGGCAGACTGAAGGAGTTCCAGGACGATTATCTGAACGGGAAATACGGGCGCCTCACCCCGGAACAGGCCGGGGCGCGGATGATGCCGGTGCTCGGCGAGCGGACGCCGGAGGCCGTGCGCTTTGTGGATGGCGCAAACGCCGATCTCCCGAATGCCCGATTGGCGGCCGGGCGACTCCAGGAGAAACTCCTCGCGTTGCGGGGCATGGACCCGGACGGCACGGCCTATCCCGCGTTGCGGGGCCTGGCCGGGAACGCCCCCGAGGCCAAGGGGAACAGGGCGCTGCTCCTCCAAAAGATCATCGGCGAGATAACCCTGCTGCACGACAACGTCAAGCCGGCTGATCTGGACGGCATCATCCACAGGAGCATCGCCGCCTTCATCGCGTCGCCCGGTTACCCCTGGGCAGCGGAGAAGCCCGTGGGTGCAATCACCGACCAGGATATCAGAAACATGGACGATGCGGCGCTGAGGGCCTTCGTGCGCCGGAAACTCTCGGCGGGAGGCGGCAAGCCGACGGAAGCCCAGATAGCCTATGGCGTCAAGCGGGTACGGTCGCCGCAGGGGGGGAAATAATGGCGCTCGACGATCTGAATACCTTTGCCGATCAGGTAAACGCCCAGAACAGGGATAAAACCCAGGCGCTGCTCAATCTGCAAAACGTTGTCGGCACCAATACGGATGCCTACGCCGGTTCCTTGAGACTGGCCGGATATACGCAGGTGCCTCCCCTGTGGTCCACCCCGGAGATTCGGGCCGATGCCGAACGAAAAGCGGTGGCCGACGACCCCGCCGTGGCAGCCATGCCGCCCGTTACCGCCCGGTTCTTCGCCAACCCCGACAATGCCGCCGTGGCCCACGACGATATCGGCACGTTCACCCAGATCGAGGAACTGGCCAAAAACGGCTTCGGCCCCCGCAACAACGCCCCGATATCCACGTTGCGGTTCGGCACCGACCGGGACCGGGCGGAGGCGGATTACTTCGCGAAGGAGTACGGGACCAAGCCCTTCCAGGCGCTCCAGGGCGGTCTCGGCAAGCTGGCGACCCGGCTGGCGTTCCCGGTGGCCGGCGCGGTGGATGCGGTCAACGGCGACGACTACTACAAGGAATTCACTTCGCAGCTCTATGACCGGTTCAGCCGGATTCAAGAGGAGTCCGCCGCCGACCCGTCCCAGTCCTTCGGCGGCAAGGTGGTGCGGTCGGTCGAAGAGCTGGTCCCCCTGGTGTTGTCCGGTGGGTTCGGCATGGCAGCCATACCCGGTCAGGCGACCAACGACACGTACGACAATCTGACCGCCCGGGGCGTTGACCCGGATACCTCCCTGGCCCTGGCCATGAAGTCCGGCATGACCGCCTACGCCATGACGAAACTGCCGTTCGGGGGCACGTCCCTGGCAAACAGCCTGGTCCGGGGGGCGACGCTCAACCCGGCCTTCGGGGCCATCGACCGCGGCCTGGAGAAAGCCGGGCTGAACTATGCCGGGTACACCGGGCAGGCCGGAGCCATCAACCTGCTCGACCCCGAGGCCATGGCCCACGAACTCGCCATGGGGCTCTTGTTCGGCGCCCATCATGCGCTCCAGACGGGGCGGCCGGTGGTCGGCGACGGCCTGCTGGAGTCTTTGGTGCCGTTCTACGATCGCTACCGGGCCGCACGCCGGGCGGATGCGCTTACCGGGATCGGCACGGCCGTCCGGGAGAGCAAGGCCAATAACCGCGCCCCCGAGCTGGTGCAGCGGCATTTGAGCGATGTGGCGGCGGAACATGCCGGCATCGACAACGCCTATGTCCCGGTGGAGCGGTGGAACGACCTGTTTCGATCCGCCGGGCTCGATCCCGCCCGAGTGGCCGGGGAGACCCTCGCCAACCCCGGGGCGTATGACGAGGCGCTCGCGACCGGGGCGGACATCGTGATCCCGTTTCGGGAATTCACCGGGAAACTCTGCCGGCTGGAACAGTACGGCGAGCTGGTGAAGGATGCCCGGCTGTCGCCGGGGGAGCTCTCCCTGCGCGAGGCCGAGGCTCGGGTGCAGGCGGTGAAGGCAAACGCCGACAAGGGCGGCGGCTTCGTGGAGGCGTTGAAAGGCATGGCTGCCCGGTCGCGGGAGGGGGGTAAGGGCGCCGAGTCGTACCGCAGGGTCTATGACGACTTGGTCGGCCAGCAGACGGGCATCGGCACCGAGCGCGGCGCGGCTGAGCATAACGCCCACCTGGTCGCCAACGCCTTCCGGGTTTTGGGGACACGTGCCGGTGTCGATCCGTATGAGCTGTATTCGCAGTACCATCTCAAACTGACCCGGCCCATGGACAATCAGCAGGTGCTCGATCACCAGAATGATCGGCAAGAGTTGTGGCAGAGCATAGATACCAATAAATCGTTACTGGAACCTTTGCTGAGATCCGTAAACGACTCAAAGAGCGAACACCGCTCGGCAAAAATAGGGAACGTTCAAGCGTGGCTTGCTGCTGAAGCCGGTTCAAGCGGAGTCAACATAGATGGATATCACCATTCCATTGATACATTTGCGATTCGACATATTTTGAAGAGGCACGGCGATGTAGTGTCGGAGAAAAAAAGGGGACTGGTTGCGGTAACCAATGAGGATATCACTTCTATCCCGGAGATTATTGCTACACCTGATAAGGTCGTTTTGGGAGCAAGGAATAAACGCAATCAAGATGTGATTGTCTATGTAAAGACAATGCCTGACGGTTCAACCATGTATATAGATGAGGTTAGGGTTGGAAAAAAAGAACTTGCAACTGTTTCAATGAGAAAGTATCCCGCCACGTCGCGTGCAGAAAGTATTATTTCTACCTTGGACTCTACGGCCAAAAACGATGGCGAGAATAATTTATCCGATGTCAATGCTCTTCTCCAGCCGGCTGCCAGTCACCTTGCCGCCGATGGGGTCAAGGAACTGTATCAGCGGGAAAAACCGCTCGGTACGGATGTGTTGTGGGCAGATTTGAAGGCTCCGTACCCCGGGTCAGAAGCCCGGAGTGCAGAGCCTTCAAAAGGTGACGAACCGTCTACCCGTAATCAAAATATTCCAAATACTGATGATCATGCCAATATTAAAATATTTGGTGGGAAAGATGGTAGCAAAAAAATAGAGCAGCCAATCGTGTTGACTGGTAAAGAACTGGGGGAACATGGAGACGACATCAGTTCCCTGAGGAAGTCAGCTACAAAGTGGTATCAGGATAATCTGCAAGGGAAAACAACTGCCAATCGTAAAGATTTGGGAGAGATAAGGTTTACTCAAGTCGGACGGCAAGAGATTAAAACCTATAGTGCGAATCCTGACAAATTGAGACTCGTACCTGCGCTTAAACCTCTTATCGAAAGTGGTGAGTATCTCCGTGAAGAGTTCCCGTTCCATCCCAGAAAAGACGGCATAGTCAAATTTTATATCATCGAATCGCAAGTAGAATTGGCAGGAAAACAGTTTGAGGTGGAAATAGAAATCGGAGAGGATGCGAGAGGAAATAAGTTTTACGACGTTTTCCCTGATGCTCGGGAGCATGAAACGAGGAAAGCCTCCAAACGGGGTGCCGCGAGCAAAATCGCGGGCCATTCGGAGGCTTTGCATGAGGATAACTCCACCCTCGATCAAAGTATCGCACCATCCTCCGGTGATGTCAATATCCGGATTTTGAATACTGATACCGGCCAGGAAAAGGCAACCGCATCAACGAAACCTGCCAACAACGATCATGTAAAAAAGGTCGTTACCGGGGTCCTCCATTCTGCAATAACCAGGATCAAAACCCCTGCCGACGCCGCCCACATCGCCTTCCCCCTTACCAAACGGGCGCAAGAGGCGGCTATTGCCATCGTGACCGATGCAAAGGGCAACGTCCTCGGGGTTGTCCAGCATTCAACCGGAGCGCTGGACAAAACCATCATGTCGCCGAGGGATCTCCTTGGGGTGCTCCACGACTTCCCCGGCGTTGCCGAAGTCTGGTTTGCCCACAATCATCCGACCGGCGACCCTGAGCCGTCGCCCGCCGATAGCGAGACAACCTCACAGATGGCCGCGTTGCTCGATGGCTCGGGGATTACAACACGCGGGATGATTGTCGTCGGTCAAGAAGGGGGAGCGGTTTGGACCGAGGGGATCGGCGGCAGGACTAAGAAGATACCGCTCGGTTCATTGAACACGGACAAAGAACGCACCCATGAAATAACTACCTATGACCGGGAGATTGTCGCATTACCGTCATCGGAGCCCTTTACCTATATCGACCAGGCGATTGATTATGCCAGGTCGCTTGGGGCCGGCGCTTCCGGGCTCATTATCGCCGACGCCAAAATTAGGCCGGTTTCCTTTGTCCCCATGTCCGTCGCAGAGATGGCCAAGCTGAAAACCGGCGACCCCGCGACAGGGTCGTCGGCGATCATGTCCGCCTTTCACAAGGGGAACGGCGCGTCAATGATCATGGTTATCCCTGCTCTTCCGGGCAGCCTGGGCGCGGTGCGGAATATGGTCTCCTTCGGCACCATGTTCGGCGCGCCACTGATCGATGTTATCGAAACCAGGAGCGGAATTTCTTTCGACAAAACCGGTCGCATGCCTCAGGCGGGGGGACAGTTTTTTCAGGGTGGTAATGCCCCGGTATCTCACGATTTTGTACCTGCGCCTGACGGGAGATATGTATTTGGGGAGATCACACCGGAAATTGGGAAAATTATAAGGAGACAATCAGCTCCTATATTACTGAGGTCTGGTGATGCAAAAGAAGGTAAGACCCATATTGAACGTCCCGAGAGATTAAAACAGATTCAGAAAGAGGGGTATGATTCAGCGGAGAAACTCGTTGATGATGTAGTCACTCATTGCGACGCCATATACAAAGGTGAAAGAGGTAACCTGCTACTGGCAAAGAAAGCAGCAAAAAACACCGTAATTTATGTGCAACTCAATCCTTCAAGATATGGTGATTATTATGATGTGAAAACAGCGGTTGTGACGAGAGGTGATTTTTTTGATAAGAAAAAACCGCTTTGGGAAAGGGCGCAGACCAATCCAGCCGATAACGGCTCCCCTATGCGCAATCTGTCGGGCCAAAGCGGTCTTTATGAAAATATTCTCCATCAAAACCGCGAAGATGTCAAGCGCGGTTACATCCGTTTCGTCACTAACCGCACTTTCGAGATCGGCCTTTTGAAAGACGCCGACCTCTCCACTTTCATCCACGAATCCGGCCACTTCTTCACCGAGGTCCTGGGGGATCTGGCCGAGCGCTCCGACGCCCCCCGGCAGATCAGGGATGATTACGCCGCCCTGCTCGCGTTCGCCGGGGTGGAATCCCGCGGCGACATCAGGACGGAACATCACGAGAAGCTCGCCCGTGCCTTCGAGGCGTACATCATGGAGGGACGCGCCCCGAGTGTGGCGACGCGCTCCCTGTTCCAGCGCATGAAAGCCTGGATGATCGGCGTCTACAAGGATCTGACCGCCCTCCATGCCACGTTGACTCCCGAGGTCCGGGAGGTCTTCGACCGCATGCTGGCCACCGACGCCGAGATCGGGCGGATGCGCGGCACGCAGGAGATGAGGCCGCTCTTTGCCGCGGCCGGGGATGCCGGGATGTCCACGGTCGAGTTTGGGGCGTACCGGAAAGAAACCGAACAGGCCGGCGAACAGGCAAAGGAGCAGATGCTGCGCAAGCTGATGGCCGAGAAGAGCCGGGAACAAACGTCGCGGTGGCGGGACGAACTGGCCAAGCTCCGGGACGAGGTGACGGTCGAGGCCCAGGCCGAGCCGGTGTACCGGGCGTTGCAGGAGATAATCAAGGGGCGGGACTTTGCCGGGGACGCCACGCCGGGGCTGAAGCTGGACCGGGCCGTGCTGGCGCGGGTGTACGGCGAGGAGTTCCTGAAACGGCTGCCCAAGGGGAGCGCCACGGACTACCTCTACGCCGTTCAGGGGGGCGCGCACCCGGAACTGGTGGCGGAACGCTACGGCTTCAGTTCGGCCGACGAGATGATCCGCGCCATGATGGCGGCCCCGCCACTGGGGGATTTCGTTGTTGCCGAGGCCGATGCGCGCATGCGGAAGCGTCACGGCGACCTGATGCGGGACGGCCGCATGGCCGACGAGGCGCTGAAGGCGGTGCACAACGACCAATGGGCCGGGGTACTGCGGACCGAGATCGGGGCGCTACGCAGGAAAGGTGGCGAGGATGCCCCTGCCGTTGCCGTCCCTCCGGTGGCGGCCTTCCGGCAGGCGGCGCAAGAACGGATCGCCGCCAAGCCGGTGAGGACGATCAACCCGCTCCTCTACCTGAACGGAGAGCGCACGGCGGCCAGTGATGCGTTCGACCTACTCGGCACGGGGGACTTCAACAGGGCGGCCGCTGCCAGGAGCCGCCAGTTGCTGAATCATTTCCTCTACTCCGAGGCGGTCACGGCCCTGGGGGAGGTAGATGCAATTCGGGCAGAGGCCGCCCGCATGCCTGCCGCCGCCAGGTCTGAGATGCGCGGGTCGGGTGCTCGTCCCTTCCGGGGGCAGGTGGAAGCGCTCCTCTCCCGATTCGGCCCGGCCGGCGCGCCGCGCGACGAGCCGTTGGCCCCGCGGGAGAGTCTGCGACAATTCCTTGACCGCTTGCGGCGGGACGAGGGGATCGACCTCCCCATCCCGGCCGCCATCCTGAACGAACAGAGCAGGACGGCGAGCTACCGGGATCTGACCATGGATGAACTGCGTTCAGTTTCTGCAACGCTGCATATGATCGAGCATGCCGCGGCTGTTGTCAACACGGCCCGCAAGGGTGAGACTCGGCTTCCGCTCGAGGATGCGGAAAAACAACTGGTGGAGCAACTGGAAGCCTCCATCCCCGCCGGTGATGCGGGGGGCGCGGATGATTCCCCCCTGTCGTTTCTCGGCCAGATCCGGGAGCACGTCCCGGAAATCGATATCCCCATCGTCCGGCCCGAAGCCCTTTTTGAGCGCATGGACGGACACGCCACCTCCGGCCCATGGCACGACCTCCTCTGGAATCCCTATAACGATGCCGCTCATTACCAAAACCGGGTCCGGGAGTCGGTATTCCCCGCCATCTTTGCCCTGATCAGGGGCACAAGGATCGACCGGAGCAAGGGCAGGATCTTCATCGAGGGGCTGGGGGGGAGTCTGGCCAAGGACGAGATCGTGGCCATCGCCCTGAACTGCGGCAATGAGCGCAACCTGAACCTGCTGATGCGGGGCGGAATCCGCTTGCGGCCTGACGACAGCGCCAGGGAGCTGGCACCGGAGACGCTTCAGGAAATCCTTGGGTATCTGAGCGCCGATGAGATTGCGGTGGTGAACGGGGTTTGGAAGGTCATTGGATCCCTGAAGCCGGAGGTAGAGGCGCTGCTGCGCAGGCAGGCCGGCGCAGTGCCGGTCTTCATGGAAACCCGGCCCCTGGAGATCGCCAACGGTACCCTCGAAGGAGGCTTCTATCCGGTCACATTCGATCCGCGCTACGCCATTGCCGGGGAGAAGTCAGCGGACGCCGCGCTGCCGTCCCGGATGTTCCTCCGGGATTGGGTAGGGGAGGGGGGCGCGGAGCAGCTCTCCCTGGACCTGGAGAACGGCGTAGTTCGCCACCTGGACCGGGTCGTCACTCGGATCACCCTCGGGGCGTTCGCCGCCCAGGCCCACCGGCTGTTGAAGCGCACGGGCGTGAAGGCCGCGATCACGAACCGCCTGGGGGAACCGGCCCATAAGAACCTGCTGGACTGGGTGACCGCTACTCTCGACCGGGACACCCTGGGATGCGACATGTCCGTCCGGTTGGAAAATACCAGCCGGGTGCTGCGCACCAGTGCTGCCGCCAGCATCGTCGCCCAGCAGGCGGCCGACACGGTGGCCGACATCGTGACAGCTGCCTCCGGGGGCATGCGACGTCTGGATGTGACCCACGTGGTGCGCGGTGCATTCGAGTATATGCGCAATCCTGTGGCCGTACACCGTTTCGCCGTGGAGGCTTCCGAGTACATGCGTCACCTGGACCACGAAATAGACCGCACCATGGCCGGGGCGCTCGATGAACCGGCCGACAGGGACATGGTGCTGGACGATGTGCAGCACTGGGTCATAGCGAGTAGGGCAGGGGCCGCCAAGGCCGCGGCTATGGTGGTGTGGATCTCCGGCTACCGGGAAGCCCAGGCCAAAGGCATGGACGGCATGGAGGCGGTACGCTCTGCCGATACGATGTCCCGCATGACCCCCGACGCCGGACGGACCGGCGAACTTTCGGCTGCGGAGCGCACCGCAAAAGCGCACAAACTGGCCATGCTCATCGGCAGGGCCATGGTGCGCTACACCAACGCGACCGACATCGGCCGCCGTGGCGCCGACCAAGAGATAGTTGGGGCAAATCGGGCCGATGGCACCACGCCCTTCCTCCTCGGCATGGTGGCGACCGGCATTGTGAAGGACGTCCTGGAAAACCGTCAACTCGAGGAGAACGACAGCTTCCTCCCCTGGTTCCTGTCGCGCATGGTCCATGGGATTTCTGGCGGCATCCCGTATGTGGACGAACTGGCCAATCATGGGGAGGGGACAACCACGGGACAACCGCCAGATCAGGCATTAGCGGAGGCGGGCAAAGGCGCCAATGAAGCAGTGCAGGCCACGTTGCACGCCATCGGCGGCAAAAGCAACTCAATGACGGTGGCCGCCAAATCGAATCAGGCCGGGGGCATCCGGGCTGGAGGGCCGGTACTTCAGGCGACCCTCACCGGCCAGTACCTGGACGACCTACTGGCCGGAGGCTACGCCCCCAGCTATCCCAGGGGCCTGGCCATGGGTATTCTCAACAACAGGAGGTACAAACGATGACAGTATCCAGCACGGCCTGCACGGCCAGGTTCCACGGCAACGGTTCGCCTGGGCCGTTTTCGTTCGGTTTTCGGTTTTTACAAAATTCGGATATCACAGTGACAAAAATCAATGCCCAAGGTGCCCCTTTGGTCCTGATCGAAGACGCCAACTACACCCTAACCGGCGCAAGCGGACACATGGGAGGCCTACTTACGCTCAAATCCCCGTTGGCTGTGGGGGAAATCCTCGAACTCGCGCGCACCGTGTCGGAACTGCAACCCATTGACCTGCGCAACCAGGGCGGATTCTTCCCGGATGTTGTGGAAAACGCTCTTGACCGCTTGACGATGGTGGTGCAACAACGGGGGGGAGGCGGTGGAGAGAGCGGGACTGCTTCCGTCAAGTATCCCGACGTGTTCTACCCATATGTGCTGTCGGGCATGGCCCTGACCTGGAAGCCAGACGGAACGGAACTCACCATCAGTGCCGGCCGCTATTACTCCGACGGCAGGCTTATCGAGTTCACCGGTGCGATCATCTCCATCCAAACAGTGGGGTACATGGATGTCTACCTCGATTCCGCCGGCGGCGTGGTGATCGAATCCGGTGATAACTATTGGAAGCTGAAGGGGTACGTGGATAAGTTGAAAATTGCCCGCATCATCAACAGCGGCGTCAATACCATCAAGGGAGTGCTTGACTGGCGGCTGACCTCGCCAACGTCAAAGCAGCCGGTCCAGGGTGCGTTCCATGCTGATTCCGTGATGCAGACCTTCGATATTCCGGAAACCATTGCCCCCTGGGCGGCGAACGAAACCATTTTTTACGGTGACCTGCGGGAGAACAACGGGCGGATCTATCAGGCCTTTACCTACGGTCTGACCGGCGCCATCGCCCCCACGGGTATGCCGTCAACTTGGGATGCCGCCCTGGGTGTTTATGTGATCGAGGACGGCGGCGTTAAGTGGGCCTACTTTGCCGACTCCCCTTACAAGGGGACTTTCCGCTACGGGCAAAACAACGGGGTCCTTTGGTACTTCGTTTTCAGCGCCCTCTACTCCATCGCTGATTACAACCCGTCGAGGATCAAGGCCCTGTTGAACTGTGCGACAAAACACATCGTCATCCCGTGGCTCAGTGGCGTGGCGGTTGTTGTCGGCAACAAGCGGATTGCCAACCATGGGGTTTACGAATGCACCACTGCCGGCACCACGAGTGTAACGGCTCCCAGCGGCACCGGCGCCGGGATCACCGACGGGACGGTGGTCTGGAAATATCTTTTCAGGAACCCGGGCGATTATCCGAACTTCAACGGCGGGGAGATGATTGCAAGCGGGGACCTGCGCGTCGCCAATGGCGATATCTGGAAGGCGACAACGGCGGTTACCCAGGCGTGTGGCTCCACCTCGCCCAACAGATCGACCAGCGCCATCGGCGGGACGTTCTCCGACAGCGGCATCACATGGACATGGTTGCGGGCGAACGCGCCCGGGTGGAAATATTACTGGTACGACACCCTCGCGGATATGAGCCAGTACCGCAACCCTGATTCCCATGATTCCTACGCCTCCATGTTTGTGGCCCTGGCCTGCGCCTACGTCAACAACACCATGGACTTCGCGTGGTTCGACACGCTGAATGCGGCCGGTGAAACCAACTTCGCCACGATGAAGAACCTGATGTACTACAACGTGCTGACCCAGATCAAAGGCTATGCGCCCTGGGCGGCTACGGCCGCGGTGAAGATCGGGGACGAATACACCGCCAACGGCAACACCTACCGCTGCATCCTGTCGGGGACCACTGGGACCGTGGCGCCGTCGGGCACGATTTACGGGGCGATCATCGTGGACGGCAGCGCCCAATGGATGTACGTCAACCCGACCTACACCGGGCTGACCAAGACCTTCCAGAACGATTTCACCGGGGACCATGCTATATGGGGCACCTCCTACCTGATGGATAACTGCGAGGTGTACGCCGGGCTCCGGGCGTTGCTTGCCGAGATGACGACGCGGGGCGATGCGGATACCGCCTATTATACCGCTTTCCTCGCTCCCCTGGCCGTGGGGATCGGCCTCTTTTACCAAACCTCCAGCAAGGAATGGAACTGGTCAACGACAAACCTGATCCCCGATGAGATCGGCAGCGAGTGGTATCCGTCGTGTATGGCCGGGGTCTTCCCGGAACTCTATCAGGTGCCGGTGGGCACCACCTCGGAGATCTACCGGGTGAAGTGGAACCACGGCTGGGAAAAGCTCGACCGGGATCAACCCTCGTGGTGGGGGCGCAACATCGATGCGTTTCCCACCTTGATGCCCGCCTTTATCGCGGCCAGATATCGGGGGGAGATCAGCAAGGCCTTGGAGGCGGTGGAGAAGGCAAAACGGCTGCATCTGCGGCAGGGATTCTCCCCGCTCGGCACCATGTTCATCGTTGATGCGGCGTTCATGATCGCCATCCAGCGGCTGGCGGTGAACTCTTCCTATGCGACCGAGCAGGCGCCGGCGATCCTGGAGGCGCAACAGATGTTGAAGCTGGGGGGCTACTACCTGTGGATCGACGGCAGCGGCAACCTGCGGAAGAAAAACGGCAAACCGTCGGGGGTGACGGATGGAACGATTATTTAAAGGAGGCACTATGGTAGATTTCACCACAGTACACGCAACAGTCATATCAAATGAAGGCGGCTACGCCAACAACCCGGCCGACGCCGGCGGGGAGACCTACAAGGGGATCGCCCGTAAATTCTGGCCGAACTGGGCCGGGTGGAAGTATGTGGACGGCGTCAAGGCCAATACCATACCGCAGCCGGTGCATGGTACCACGGCCTATCGCCGTTATGTCTCTCATCTCAACGAGTGTCTGGCAGGACTCGCCTCTCTGCAACAGATGGTGCTCGACTTCTACCGCCGGAACTTCTGGGACAAGTACCGTCTGTCCGAGATCAACGACCAGTCCGTGGCGACCTGGCTTTACGATCACGTGGTCAACGGGGGGGCGCGGGGGGCCATGTGGCTACAGGAGGCGGCCGGGGTAACGGCGGACGGCAAGGTGGGGCCGGCTACCATCGCGGCCATCAACGCCGCCGATTCGGTGGCGCTCCTCCAGGATGCCGAGGACGTGGTCGCTTTCTATCGGCTGGACCGGGCCGCCGCCGATCCGTCACAGATACAGTTCCTCCCGTCTTGGCTCCGGCGCGACGGGGTATCACAGGAAGAGATCACGCAGGTCATGCAGGCCGGCAGGGACGGGCTGACCTATGCCGAGGTTGCCGGGCTCAAGGAGATGATCAAGGCGCGTGCCTGATACGCACAATAACGCCGTGAGGCGTAAAGGAGGATCAATGAAATTCATTCGGGACATTCTGACCGGCATCGACGGCCAGACGTATGACAACATCAGGGTGGGGATTGCCGCCGCCCTGGTCACTGCAATCGGCGCCATCATCACGGAGTTGGCCAAGGGCCAGTCGGTTGATTTGCTCGCGTTCGGGGGAGCGGTTGCCGCTATCCTCGGCGCCGGAGGTTTCGGGATAGCCCAAAAGGCCAAAACGGAGCCGGGAGGGGCACAATGTCAGCCGCCGCAATAGCCGCCTGGCTGTGGGAGAACAGGAAGATTATGGCCGAGGCGGCGGGGATCGCCGCGATAGTGAGTCTCGTTTGGTGGTTCGGCTTCCACGTCCCGGCCGAGCGCGATCAGCTTCAGACACAAAATCAGGAGCTCAAGGCGCAGGTACAGGCCGCCCAGGGCTCGGTAACGCTCCAGGAGGATATTCAGCATGAGAAACAGACCATCGACAAGGTTACGCAACGGCGTATCAGTTCTCTCCGTGTTCAACCACGGCCTGCTCATCATGGCGTGCTTGTTCCTGCTGGCCGGTTGCCAGACCTGCCCGCCATGCGTCCGGCCCATTCTGGCCACTGAGCCGCAACCGCTTTTGAACGAGGTCGAAACCCTCAATCCCTCGGAGCCGGGGGCGGCATACTGCCTGTCCGACAGCGGCCGTCTGGGGATATTGACCAACCTTGAGCTGTACCGCGGCGCCCTGGACAAATGCAACGCCACTATCGAACGTTACAACTCGACCATCGCGCCGCCGCGAGGGGAGGGAGAGCAGTGGGGCGGAGAAAACCGGTAACGGCATTACTCACGCAACGCCGCGACGACGTAACGGAATTCAAAGGCTTGAATGATGTCGATTACGGCCTGAACCTCTGAATGGCCGTGATGCAGCAACCGCCTGGTTTTACGCCGCGTCGTCGTGCGAGGCCGCTTTTGCGGGTGTAGAACTGTCGTCAAAACTCGGCGTGGCGCGGCGTGCGGGGGAAGGGGATCACGTCCCGGATGTTGTCCATGCCGGTGAGGTACATCACCAGCCGCTCGAAGCCCAGACCAAAACCGGCATGGGGGCAACTCCCCCAGCGGCGGCTGTCCAGATACCACCAGAGCGGTTCCTGGGAGACGCCCATCTCGGTCATGCGTGCCGTCAGCCGGTCCAGCCGCTCTTCGCGCTGACTGCCGCCGATGATCTCGCCCACCTTGGGCACCAGCAGGTCCATGGCGGCCACGGTGCGGCCGTCGTTGTTCTGGCGCATGTAAAAGGCCTTGATCTCCTTGGGGTAGTTGAGGATGAACACCGGGCCGCCCACCACCTGCTCGCTCAGATAGCGTTCGTGCTCGGTCTGCAGGTCCAGCCCCCATTCAACGGGAAATGAGAACGCCGTGCCCGACCGCTGGAGCCGCTCGATGGCCTCGCCGTAGTCCATGCGGACGAAGTCGGCCTCGGCCACCTGCCGGATGCGCTCCACCAACCCCTTCTCGATATGCTTGTCGAAAAACGCCATGTCGTCGGCGCACTCCTCCAGGCTAAAACGACACAGATAGCGGATGAACTCCTCGGCCAGTTCGGCGTCGTCGGCCAGGTCGGCAAAGGCCATCTCCGGCTCGATCATCCAGAATTCCGCTGCGTGGCGCGGCGTGTTGGAGTTTTCGGCGCGAAAGGTGGGGCCGAAGGTATAGATGTCGGAAAAGGCCAAGGCAAAGAGCTCCCCCTCCAGTTGGCCGCTGACCGTGAGGCCGGTGCGCTGGCCGAAGAAGTCCTGGTCGAAGTCGGGCGGCGCGCCCGCATCCAGGGTGGTTACGCGGAACAGTTCGCCGGCCCCCTCGCAATCGCTGGCCGTGATGATCGGCGTGTGGGCGTAGAGAAAATCCCGTTCCGCGAAGAACCGGTGCACGGCCTGGGCCAGGTGCGAACGGAGGCGGAACACTGCGCCCAGGGTGTTGGTCCGGGGCCGCAGGTGGGCGATGGTACGCAGGTACTCGAAGGTGTGGCGCTTCTTCTGCAACGGGTAGGCGTCGTCGGCCTCGCCGACAATCTCCACGTTGGTGGCGTGCAATTCCCACTGCTGACCGGCCGCTGGGGATTCCACCAGCGTACCGTGCACCCGCAGGGCTGCGCCGGTGCCGAGACGGCAGACCGGGTCGAAGTTTGCCAGATCCTTCCCGGCCACCACCTGGAGCCCGGCCATGTCCGAGCCGTCGTTCAGGGTGACAAAGGCCACCTCTTTTGCGGCGCGCACCGAGCGCACCCATCCCGCAACCACGCATTCCCGGCCGCTTGCGCCGCCCGCCAGGAGTGTCCGTATCCGAGTTTTCAT